CGGAGGTAAGAAAGGCGATGATTCAAAATCTCACAAAGATTATGAAGAATCAAATGAAGAATACGGAGGTAAGAAAGGTGACGATTCAAAATCTCACAAGGATTATGAAGAATCTAACGAAGGAGACGAAGTAGTTTATGAAATTGAACTCGGAGAGGATGACGGAAACTATTATGGTGACGCAGCTGAAGACGACTACTTACAAATTGAGAAGTTGAAAAAAGACGCACACCACGATGCTGAAGAACATCACAAAGAGGAACATTACGAAGAGTATGGAGGTAAAAAAGGAGACGACTCAAAATCTCACAAGGATTATGAAGAATCTAATGAAGAGTTCGGAGGTAAAAAAGGTGATGATTCAAAATCTCACAAAGATTACGAAGAGGCTAAAGAAGGTATGGTGAAAGTCACGCTGCTGGACAGAAAGCATCTTCTGATAAATCTAAAGGACTTTCAAAACCACATTCTATTCCTAATAGAGCAAGGTACAATGAATCACTTGAGAAAGAAGTAAAACAATTAAGAGAAAAAAATGAAGAGTACCGTAAGGCACTTAACATCTTTAAAGAAAAACTTAATGAAGTTGCTGTTTTCAATTCAAATCTAGCATACGCTACTCGACTGTTTACTGAGCATTCGACAACAAAACAAGAAAAAATAAACATTTTAAGACGTTTTGATTCTGCTGAAACAATCAAGGAATCGAAAAGTCTTTATAAGACTGTAAAAGAAGATTTAGACTCGAAAGGAAGTTCTGCAGTTGTAACTGAATCAGTTGCATCTAAAGTACAGAAATCACCATCTAAAGGTTCTGCTACAAATCTTATCGAAAGTAAAACTTACGAAAATCCTCAGTTCATGAGAATGAAGGATTTAATGGGTAAACTTCAAAAATAAAATTTAAAAAAAACAAATACTAAAATGGGAGCATTATTAGAATCAGGTCTTGTTGGTAATATTGGGTTAAAACACCTTAAAGTTATCAAAGAAGACACAATCAACAAATGGGACAAATTAGGATTCCTAGAGGGTCTTAAAGGTCACGTAAAAGAGAACATGGCACAATTATATGAAAACCAAGCGTCTCACTTAATTAACGAAGCATCTGCTTCAGATAACTCAGGTTCATTTGAAACAGTAGTCTTCCCTATCATTAGAAGAGTATTCTCTAAATTATTAGCTAATGATATCGTATCAGTACAAGCGATGAACTTACCAATCGGTAAATTATTCTACTTTGTACCTAAAATTCAGAACAGAAATGCTGATGGAACACATGTTGCACCTTTCGGAGCACCTAATGGTCCTTCTGGTACGTCAGTAAACTACGGTTCAGGTAAAAACCTTTATGATAGATTTTACGAAGGTTCTGCACCGAATTCAGACCCAGCTGGGTTATTCGATTACTCTAAAGGAGCGTTTTCAGGAATTGCTGCTAATACCACATTAGTAAAATGGGATGGTTCATCATTAGTAGTTGCGGCTGCAGGTGATTATGCAGGTAACCAAAGAACACTTTTAGTTGCATTATCAGGATTTGCATCTGCAGGTCAAGGTAAATTAATCGGACCTACAGGTAACGAACAAGATACTGAGGATTTCTTAGCATCATTAGAAGTACAAATAGGTGGTGATTACTTTAACTTTAACGTGGTAACACAGAAGTACGGTAAAGGTATCGTTCAATACGGTAACGAATCTCAAACTAACTTCCCTCCAGGAAACTATACAGGACCAGGTGGTAAGTATGATGATATTTGTACTGCTGACGGTGTAATTTATTTATCAGTTGATACTTCAACACCTGTTGTTGGATGTGCTAACTGTTCAATCGATGGTTATACAGGTACTACATTCGCGGCTAACCCTACGGTTGGTGCGACTTACAGAGTATATGCTGACTTAGAATTCGAAGACCAAATGGGTGAAGTTTCTTTTGACCTTGATGCAGTTACTGTATCGGTTACAGAAAGAAAACTAAGAGCACAATGGTCTCCAGAATTAGCACAAGATGTTTCTGCATTCCATAACATTGATGCTGAGGCTGAATTAACAGCTTTATTATCAGAACAAGTGGCTGCTGAAATTGACCGTGAAATCTTAAGAGACTTAAGAAAAGGTGCGGCTTGGACATTACGTTGGGATTACAACGGATGGAAGAGAGTGTCTAATGGTTCAGTTAACTATAACCAAAAAGACTGAATCAGACATTGATTACTGCGATTAACCAAATCTCAGCTCAAATTCACAAATCTACATTAAGAGGTGGAGCTAACTGGATTGTTGTTTCTTCGGAAATTTCAGCTATCTTTGATGACTTGGAATACTTCCACGTATCAAATGCGGCTCCAGACCAAGACCAATACAACATGGGTATTGAAAGAGTAGGTACATTATCAGGTAGATACCAAGTGTACAGAGACCCTTACTTCCCACCAAACACTGTTTTATTGGGACATAAAGGTTCTTCATTATTGGATACAGGGTACGTTTACGCACCGTATGTACCATTACAGTTGACACCTACAATGTATAACCCGTTCAACTTTACTCCGATAAAGGGTATTATGACGAG